GGAACAGGTAATGCTGGATTTACTGTCGATATTGATGGTAGGTATTTAACTACTGAAACTTATACAGCACACGATAATATTACTGCGGCCGTATCTTCTAACAATAGTGGTAGAACGTATGTTCAAGACATTTTAGTAGATGGTAACGGACACGTTACGGGTATAACTACGGCTACAGAAACAGTCACCGATAGTGGAAATGATAATTACTATGTTGATGGATTAAGTTTCGATACTGGTAATGGTGTTCTTACGGCGAGTGTGAATGGGGCAACTAATCAGACAGTCGATTTAGACGGTAGATATGCATATTCATCTCACGACCACAATAGAATTACTGAGAACTCAACAATTACATTCGGAGCAGCTCAACTTCAATGGATGGATCAGAGTGGTAATGGAGGTACAGGTATGAATGGTGCGGCACCACAAAACCCGAATAGTGATTGGCATTATCAAATGATCATGAACCACGCAAACAGTAATGGTTATTACGTACAAATGGCGTTTGATTTCCATGATGACCAAGTATGGTTCCAAAGAATGGAAAATGGTTCATTAGAGGGTTGGAGAGAATTTATACACTCAGGTAATATTGGATCCCAATCTGTAGATTATGCAACAACAGCAGGATCGGCAGATAAGATTGATGGTATTGCATTTAGAAACACAAATTCAACTGCAGGGATTAATGCGGACTCCTTAAATAGTGCGGGTATCACATACTACACAGGTGGTGTGACAAACTTCTCAGGTAACGCAAGTGACGGAGCTCTTTACTCACAAGTGTATAGTTCATCATGGCAACATCAAATTGCAGGTGACTATAGAAGTGGACGAATTGCGGTTAGAGGTAAAAATAATAATACTTGGCAATCTTGGAAAAAGATACCGGCGGTTAATGTTTCCACATTCAGTAATGTGGGTACCGTTACTTTTACCCATGGTTTAGGAACCGACAACGTGATTGTACAGGTATATGATAGTAATGGTGATTTATTTTTCCCTTCGGCAATAAATTCTTTAAATGGGGTGGTTGTGGTTAAATTTGAAACAAGTAGATCAGGAAGAGTAGTCGTAACAGGATAAAAAAGAGTTAAATGATTAGAGAAAACGTAATAGTTAGTGGTTCACTTGACGTGAGTGGACAATTTATCATACCAAGAGGTAGTAGAGGGGAAAGACCCACTTCACCTGAGACAGGTTCTATGTACTTAGAAGAATCTACAAGTGGTAGTTTCGTTGTTACATACACTGGTTCATCTAATTATGATGATGGTTGGGAACCCGTGGGTTCACAAGATACTGACAGAACAGGATTCAAATACAGACAAATAATAAACTATTCATATTTGGCAGGTGGATATAAGTCAGGTTCACCTTGGAAGAATGTACATAAAACAATTAACGCAACTGACCAAACATCTCACTTAGGTGAGTTATTAGATTACCCCGCAAATTATACCTCAGGAGTATGTAGTAAGACTAAACTATTCTTATGGTCAACAAATACAGATGGTGGTCATAAAGGGGCTACCACAATACATTCAACTCACACATCTGGTATTGATATGGTGAATGAAACAACATACGCACACCAATCTAAGTGGGATTTATTAAATGCAAGGGATGATTGTGGAACTTTGTTTAAGGAAACCGAATTTGCATATGTTTTTGGTGGATCGGTAGCTACTGTAGAAAAATTTAATTTAACTAATGAGACAATGTATACCACTTATTATCCAGGTGGGTCACCTTATGTTACAACAACATTATCCATTACGAGTACATTAGGTTCTTCAGGGTTTTCTGATGAAAACTATGGTTATGGGTATGGTTCTGAAAGTGGAAACAAATGTCACTTTGCTACTGATGTGTTCGAGACAAGGGCATCCTCATGGGCATCTAGTGGGCAACAGAAAGGGATAAGTTCTAAAGTTGGTAAAGGTTATTGTGGAAATGAAGGTACATATAATGGAGGTTACAATTTAAGAAGGTGGGACGTTTTCACTGAAACTAATATTGGTAATGTCCCTAAACCACATGCAAATTGTGGAGAAGAGAATTTCACATTAGGACAAGACCATCAATACATGTTAGCAACATACGATGGTACAGGTCAAACAAATACAAGTTGGAAATTCTCATATACGACAGATACGGGTACGGTAAATCCTGCAGGGTTAGCACCAGGTGTTAACGCAGGTGCATCATCAGGACATTGTGGTTGGAGAAATTAACTATTTATAGATATGATATTTGAAAATTTAGAAATTAGTGGATCATTAAGAGGACAAGGACCTACAAGACCTCCTTCAGGTTTGAAGGCGAGTAGACCATCTTCACCAGAAAACGGGTCCCTATATTTGGAAATGACAACCTCAGGTAGTTTTGATAATAGTTTCTTGATGGTTTATACAGGTAACGGAAACGATGGTGGATGGGAAAGAATTTCAAATCAAAGTAATTTTGGTAAAACGAGTTTCAAGTACAATCAGATAATAAATTATTCATATCTAGCCGGTGGTTACAAATCAAGTTCACCTTGGAAGAACGTACACAAAACGGTTAATTCAACAGATCAGACAACTCACTTAGGTGAGTTATTGGATTATCCTGCATCATATACCTCAGGAGCATGTAGTAGAACTATTTTCTACGTATGGTCTGTTAATAATGATGGTGCATGGAAGAGTGCGAGTAATGTACATGGTACAACCACATCAGCGGTAAATATGATAACTGACACCAACTATGCACATACTGCGGCGATGGATACAACTATATCAAGAAGTGATTTAGGTACTATGCATAAAGAAACTGATATGGCATACCTTTTTAGTGGTGGTTCAGCAACCGTGGAGTTATTTAACTTAACCACGGAATCTTTACATACCGCATATACATTAACAACAATAAACGGTAGTGACGGTGGTTCCGCATTTTCAGATGAACTTCATGGTTATGGTTGGACTTCAAGTGCTGGTGTTAAACTAAACTTCGCAACTGAAACATTTGCAACCTCGGATCGTTGGGGTAATCACTCACAACAGAAAGGGATTAGTTCTAAAGTTGGTAAAGGTTATGCCGGTAATGAAGGTTCATATAGTGGAGGTTACAACTTGAGAAGATGGAGTAATCAAACAGACACAAATATTGGTAACGTCGTGAAACCTGACGGAAATTGTGGTGAAGAAAACTTTACTATGGGTCAGGATTGGCAGTATATGTTAGGTAATTATAATGGTTTACAAAATAATAATTCGTGGAAATTCACGTACGCAACAGACACAGGAACTACAAGTGTTACAGGTTTAAATCCCGCGGTAAACCCGGGGACTTCCTCTGGACATTGTGGTTGGAGAGAATAAAATAAAAAGAATATGATATACGAAAATATGTCCGTTAGTGGTTCACTTAAAGTGGACAGAGTCACTGCAAGACCACCAAAAGGTGTTAAGTCACAGAGACCGTCGAACCCATTATCTGGTTCTCTATTCTTAGAAGAATCATCCGAACACACAAGTTACCTTATGGTTTATACTGGTGTTTCAAATATAGAAAATGGTTGGGAACGAATATCGGCACAACAGAATGAAGGAACTAACTTTAAGTACAGACAAATAATTAATTATTCGTATATGGCTGGTGGATACAAATCAAGTTCACCTTGGAAGAATGTACACAAGGCAACCAACGCAACCGATCAGACAACTCACATTGGTGAGTTATTAGATTACCCTGCAAACTATACTTCAGGTGCGTGTAGTAAATCTATATTTTATATGTGGTCCGTAAACACCGATAGTGCACACAAAGGACCAACAACCCTACATAGTAACACAACTTCGGCGGTTAACATGATGACCGATACTAATTATGCACACCAATCTAACCACGACTTACAATATAGTAGGTCCGATTGTGGAACCATGTGGAAAGAACATGAGTTTGCTTGGATTTTTGCGGGTAACAGAACTGAGGTAGATAAATTTAATTTAAGTAATGAAACGACAATAACAAACTACGGGGTAACCTCGATAAGTAGTAGTGGTGGAGCGAGTTCTTTTTGTAATGAAACCCATGGATATGGATGGAGTACAAGTAGTATAAAAATGGAATTCTCTACGGAGACTATATCAAGTTCATCAAGTTCATGGTCAGCACACGGACAACAAAAAGGTATTGCGTCTAAAGTTGGTAAGGGTTATGCCGGTAATGAGGGATCTTACCAAGGTGGTTACAATTTGAGAAGATGGGATACATCTACAGATACCAATATTGGTAATGTTTCTAAGTTAAGATCTAATTGTGGTGAAGAGAATTTCGCAATGGGACAGGATTGGCAATACATGTTAGGTTGTTATGGTAGTAGTCTTCAAAATAACGATAGTTGGAAGATGTATTATCAAACAGACACAGGTGTTTTAAATCCGGCGGGTCTCCCACCAGCAGTGAATGCGGGTACATCTTCAGGTCATTGTGGTTGGAGAGAATAATACCATTTTACACTTTATTTAATACTTTTTTATACTTATATTATAGTAAAATTTTATTATATGCAAGACTTTAAATACGAAAGAGATGGTGCAAACTCTAAACTCATAGAAATAGCGGAACAGGTGTCGTTCGCACTACCAAGATATAAGGCAGAAACTTTTGTTGGGGGAGCACAAATAACCCCATATGCAAAACTAAAACAGTGGTTACTCGAACTTAGAGGTCGTGAAGATGCGGTGGAACATTTAGAGTACACTGTACAAAAACAAGATTTAGAAATACAGATACAAGAGGAGAGTAAAGAATTTCTTACTGATCCGAAAAGAAAACAATTGGTTGATCTTAATATTGCCGATATGAGGATTGATCTTAGAAAGTTTAAAAGAAACCTAAAGGACGCATATATCGAGAGACAAGGGTTTGTTGATCTAATAAAAGATTTCTTAGATACCGATGACGCCAAACTACCTGACGGATCTAACTTAATAGATGTCATTGGTAATAAAGATTTAGAAGATAAATTTGAACATGAGTATTGGACAGTCAGAATGGCAAAACAAGCCATGTTAGATATGATATCGTATGGTAGAGTGGGTACAGGTAATTTAGACTCTATTTTAATGATGTCGGCCGAACAACAGAAACAAGTTTTATCACTTGCTTCCTCTTACACAGTATTTATAGATAAGAACATTAATCAACTAATGTCTAACGCGACCACAAATAGTTTCTCAATCGAAGAATCGTTGAGAAATCAACTTAAGTTGGGTAAGGCAGATAAACCTGATACTGAAAAACTTTTATAATGAGACATATTATTTTTAAAATAACTGGTGAAATACCTGGATACATCAGAGTTGTTGGATCCTACATGAATTATTACTACGGTCGTATTGAAGATATATATGATGACATGAGATTAGATTTGGATAAGTTTAATGCGTCTGTCATAACTGAGGACGTTGGAAAAGGTTTTATTTTTGCGGACATATATAAAAGTTATGTAAGTATAAGAACAAATTCATCAATGATGGATGAGGTACCTGTTTTAGCTGAGTCTTCAGAAACTGAAGAAGAAAAAGTTAAATACACACTTACAGATGAGGACAAACAATTGGGTGTTGATTTTAATAAGGCGGTTCTTCTAAAGGTTATTGCAGATAGATTCTTTACGAGGTATAAAGATCTTATGGTTGATGCATCTGATTTAGAGAAAGATACGTGGGAGGAACAGAAGAGAGAGGCGTTCGCATATCAAGAGAACAGTAACTACTCGACACCTGTGATAGACATACTTTCAAGTGGTAGGGGTATCGACAAACAGGTATTGGTGGATAAGATTATATCTAATGTTACGACATATAACACAAAATTAGCAACACTACTTCTTGAACAACAACTTTTAGAAACAAAAGTTAAAAATTGTAACACTATAGCGGATTGTCACAGAGTAAGACATGAGAAATTTGGTGTAGGTATGAGTAGACAACAAAAGATTGATGAGGAAATTGAGACAACCCCACTGACACTGAAGATAGATTTCTAAAAATAACTAAATGAATTTAGCAATAAATGGTACATGTGCTAAAGGTTGTTCTTTCTGTTTCACAAAAGAAGA